ACATTTCATTGAAAACTATACTCAGATTATCTCACTTGATGAAGGTTTAGTTCCTTTTGAACTTCGTGGGTACCAAGAAAATCTAATCAATCACTATAATAATAATAGATTTAGTGTTGTTCTCGCTGCTCGTCAGTCAGGTAAATCAATTACCTCTTGTGCTTATCTCTTATGGTATTTACTATTTACACCAGAGGTCACTGTAGCAATTCTTGCTAACAAGGGTGCAATCGCAAGAGAGATGATATCTCGTATCGTCACTATGTTAGAAACTGTACCTTTCTTTTTACAACCAGGTGTTAAAATATTAAACAAAGGTAATATCGAATTCGGAAACGATAGTAAGATAGTCGCCGCCGCTACATCGTCATCATCGATTCGTGGTATGTCAATTAACATGTTGTACCTTGATGAGTTTGCATTCGTAGAAGATGCAGAAACATTCTATACTGCTACATATCCTGTAATCACATCTGGTAAAGATTCTAAAGTTATTATTACATCTACTGCAAATGGTGTGGGTAATATGTTTCATAAGATATATGAATCAGCAGTTCATGACCAATCAGAATATAAAAGTTTTTTAATTAACTGGTTTGATGTGCCAGGTCGTGATGACGAATGGAAGAAGATGACCATTGCAAACACATCTGAGGCACAATTTGAACAAGAGTATGGTAACAGTTTCTTAGGAACAGGTAATACACTGATTAATGCTGACACATTATTAGGCATGAAAGCATGGGAACCTGAATGGCATAGAGATAATCTAAATGTGTATGAAAGACCTATCAAAGACCATCATTATGTCTGTACAGTCGATGTATCGCAAGGTAGAGGTATGGACTACTCGACTTTCAGTATCTTCGATGTGACTTCTAAACCATTTAAACAAATTTGTACATACAGAGATAACATGATTAGCCCCATGCTATTTCCGGATATTATAAATAAGTATGTAAGACCTTATAACGATGCATTAGTTATAATTGAAAACAATGCAGAAGGTTCTATGGTCGCTACTCAATTGCATTATGACATAGAATATCCGAATGTCTTTGTGCAAGGTATGACGAAATCTAGTGATATCGGTATTACCATGAGTAGAAAAATCAAAAGAATAGGTTGTTCAACACTAAAAGAGTTATTAGAAGAGAATAGATTATCAGTAATAGACCGTGCAACGATAACTGAAATGATGACATTCGTAAATAAAGGGTCATCGTTTGAAGCAGATAGAGGTTATCATGACGACATGGTAATGAATTGTATCTTATTTTCATGGTTTGTGACAACAGATTATTTTGTAAACTTGACCGATACACAGGTTAAAAACTTATTGTATTCAGAACAACAGAAGTTAATTGAAGACGATATGTTGCCACCAGGTGTATTCGGACAACAAGAAGAAGATGAGTCATTTGTTTCAGGTGGAGACAGATGGTTCGTAGAAAAATGAGTTGTTAGAAATAATAAACTTATAAATAAGTTAGTAAACAACTTTTACATTAACAGGAGAAAAGTATGGCATTTCAAGTTTCACCAGGCGTTCAGGTCAGCGAAATTGACCTATCGAATGTTGTTCCAGCAGTATCCTCAACAAGGGGTGCTTTCGCTGGTATGTTTCAATGGGGACCTGTTGATGAAGTAAAAACAGTTTCAGACGGACAACAATTAGTTGATGAGTTCTACAAACCAGCAGACTCAGACGCTGGGGCTGAAGACTTTTATTCAGCAGAATCTTTTTTAAGATATGGGTCTTCATTAGACATAGTTAGACTTCACACTACAGGTTGCTACAGTGCAAATGCTAGTGGGAATTCATCAACAATACTTAAAAATTCTGATAGTTATGTAAATGATTTTAAAGATGGTTCAGAGGCAGGAACTGTAGGGTCTTGGATATCAAGATTCCCAGGCGCTTTAGGTAATTCACTTAAAGTTTCAGTTTGTGCATCTTCAAACGCATATTTCAACGATAATGCATCTGCTGTTAATTTAGAAGCAGGTTATTCAGCAGGAGATACTGCTGTAATCGTTGACGATGCAACTGCTTTTGGAGTTGGGGACTTAATTAAGTTCTCAGGACACGATGCATTCTATAAAATCAGTGCAATAAATAACTCATCAAAAACACTAACTTTCGCAGTTGTAAATGAAGTATCAGCAGGTCTTCAAGTTGCTGTTGCAGATAATGTTCAAATCGATAGATATTGGGAACATTATGCATTATTTGATAAAGCACCAGGTTCATCAGCAGGCGCTGTTGCCGCTGGGGCAACAAATGATGAAATTCATGTAGTAGTAATAGACGAAGACGGCGAGTTCACAGGCACAGAGGGTAAAGTTCTCGAAACATATGGTTTCGTATCACTTGCTTCAGATGCTAAAGATTCATCAGGTAACAACAATTATTACAAAAATGTAATCGAAAGAAATTCAAATTACATCTACTGGTCAGGACACGAAACAACTATGTTGTCAAGTGTTGCAGAGAACAGAACATTAGCTACCGCTTCAGGTACACCGTTCTCTAGACCTGCATTACCAGTACATACATCACTTTCAGGTGGTGCTTCAGGTCGTTCACCAGTCGCATCAGACAAAGTAAGTACACTAGAAGAGTTCTTCCAAGACGGAGAGACATCAGACATCTCATTCATACTCATAGGTTCAACTAGAGTTGACGATGGTTCAGGTGCTGATGAGGTTAACACAGGTAATCTAAGAACTGCTCATAACACTATCGTAAATGGTGCTATAGCACTTGCAGAAGCAAGAAAAGATTGCATAGTAGTCGCATCTCCAATGAGAGAATCAGTAGTAGGACAAACCTCAGAATCAACTCAGAAGACAAATGTTATTGATGATTTTGCATCAGTCACATCATCTTCTTATGCAGTATTAGATTCAGGTTGGATTTATCAGTATGATAGATACAACGACAAATATTGCTGGATTCCAGGTAACGGACACACTGCCGGTATTATGGCAAGAAGTGACCTATTAAGAGACCCTTGGTTCTCACCTGCAGGTTTCTCTAGAGGACAATACCTAGGTATTACTAAACTTGCTTTCAATCCAAAACAAGCAAGTAGAGATGATTTATACCGTGCAAGAATTAACCCAATAGTGACATTCCCAGGACAGGGAACTGTTCTATTTGGTGATAAGACTGCACTAAGTAGTCCTTCAGCATTCGATAGAATCAATGTTAGAAGACTATTCATCGTATTAGAAAAGGCAATTGCAACTGCTGCTAAGGCACAACTCTTTGAATTCAACGATGCATTCACAAGAGCTCAGTTCCGTGCAAGTGTAGAACCTTTCCTAAGAGATGTTAAAAACAGAAGAGGTCTTGTAGATTTCTCAGTAGTTTGTGACGAAACAAACAATACTGATACAGTTATCGATAGAAACGAATTTGTATGTTCTATCTTTGTGAAACCTGCAAAATCTATTAACTTTATAACACTAAACTTCGTTGCTGCTAGAAGCGGTGTCGAGTTTGAAGAAATCTACGGAGCAGTTTAAGGAGTAATAAATGGCAACTATAGACCAATTTAAAGCACAACTTATAGGCGGCGGGCCAAGAGCTAACCGTTTTAGAGTTTTTATACCAAGGTCTGGTAATAAGATTGAATTCTTATGTCAGTCAGCACAGATACCTGCTGCTCAGATAGGTGTTGTAGAACAACAATTCAGAGGTCATGTTCTGAAACTCGCAGGAGACAGAACATTTGAACCTTGGAATGTGACTATAATTAACGATGTTGAATTTTCAGCAAGAACTGCTCTTGAATCATGGCAAACTGATATACAAGAATTAGACAGTGGCGAAGGTATGACATCACTTGACTATCTAGTAGACAGAGCGTTTGTCGAACAATTAAATAAAGATGATTCTGTTCTAGCGAGATACGAGTTTTTTAACATGTTTCCAACCAATATTGGTGCAATTGACTTATCTTACGAAACAGTTGATGCATTGGAGACATTTGATGTTGAATTCCAGTATTCGCATTGGGAAAGAGTCCTTTAAAAAATTAGTGAAAATAACACCATTTAAGGTGTTATAAATATTATTATGGAAATTTTTGGGTTTGAAATAACTCGTAAGAAAGAAGAATTACGAGGAAAAGATGTACAGAAGACCTCAGCGAGGTCTTTTGTAGCACCTGTCGAAGATGACGGAACTCCTGTCATACAGTCGACTCCAGGTGGTTTCATATCAGGTGGAGCATATGGTTCCTATGTTGATATGGAAGGCGGTATCAAAAATGAGGTTGCACTCATTAGAAGATACCGTGAGACATCTCTAGTACCTGAGTGTGATATTGCTATCGATGATATAGTAAATGAATGTATAGTTTCAGATACCCAAGATAGAATTGTCTCACTCGATTTAAGAGATGTAGAACTCTCAGACAGC